TTGCAGCAGGAACTTTCATAATTTATGTCAAAACCAATGCGTGCCAAGGTCCAGATCGGCTCGATCACACAATTGTCGGAGAATTGTGAGGTCCTGAAATTTCACGGTGTCCCAAAACCCACTAAGTACCCCGAGGATGGTAGTGATGAGGACAATACATTCGCACTATGGTCCCCCAGCATTTCATTGGAAATGACGATCACGAACCCAAACCTGATTGGTGCATATAAGCCTGGTCAAAAAATGTATCTCGACTTCACCCCAATTAGCCCGTGATCGATGAATTGATGCGGAGGCTCTCGATCAAGCGGGACTATATCGAGACCTTTTCCAGCCCCCACGGTGAGCGCGTCTTGAAGCATATTCTGAGGGTCGCGGGCGTCACCCACCCCAAGCTCTCCACGGATGCGGACACTATCCGTTGGAACGAGGCCCAGCGCCACTTTGCGCTTTCTATCTTTCGGCAAGTCCACGCCTCCATGGACACGCTGCCCGACTACATCACGGAGGAAATGAAGAGGTCAGAGGAAAATCAAAAAATCGTATGAGTCTATTAACTGGTCAGGACACGACGACACCTCCGGGGAACCAAGGGTCCGGAGCGGGCGGCGGTACTGGCAACCAGACGGTCACCGACTGGCGCGCCAAACTACCTGAGGATCTTCGCTCGGAGAAGGTCTTCGAATCTATCAAGGGGAAGGACTGGGATGAAGCCGGCCCCATTCTTGCGAAGAACTACAAGCACGCACAGTCCATGATCGGAGCCGATAAGCTCGTTCTGCCGACAGCAACCTCCACACCGGAGGAGCGCGCCGCATTCTACACCAAACTTGGTCGGCCGGAGAAACCGGACGGCTACGCAATCAAGCTCCCAGAGGGCCTCCAGGAGACACAGCTTGATAAGGCCCGTGTCGATGAGTGGCGGAAGGAAATGCACGAAGCTGGCCTTCCCAAGGACGCGGCGGAGCGCCTTCTCAACAAGTACCTCACATCTGAGTTTGAGGCCACCAGGGCCCGCGACACCGCCGCCATCAAGCAGATCGAACAACACGAAATGGCAATCAAGCAGGAGTTCGGGGCAAAATTCGAGGAGCAGGTAAACTTCGCCCGATATGCGGTGAAGGAGTTTGGCTCCGATGCGGTGAAGGAAATGTTCGACTCCACCGGCCTTGGTTCTCACCCGGATGTCTTTAAGATGTTCGCAAAGATCGGCCAGGCCCTCACGGACGACCGCGCCCGAAATGGTGGAGAGCGGCAGACCCACGCTTCGACACCCGAGGCCGCCCAGGCAGCACTAAACGAGTTCAATAAGAACTCTGATAACACGAAGGCGTTGTTTGATAAAGCGCACCCGAACCATGACCGGGTGGTGGCTGAGCGGAGGAAGCTCTTCGAAACTGCATTTGGTGTCACCATGAAGTAATATAGATTATTCGAAATACTATTGACTACGGTCAATTCAGGCCGCTATACCCTAAATCGTCGGGGGTAGCGGCTTTTTGCCGTCCTCGTCCCCACTACCGAGGGTTAAAGGTAGCGTGAGCGACGCGACGCGATGCTCAGGTCCGAAAGGGCAGCCTGAACGACGAACTAAGTCTGTTCAATTTTACTCCCTTTCACAATGGCTTTGGACAATTCCAATCAGATCGAGAAGGCGTACATCAACTCCTTCCGTAGAAGGCTTCGCGCAAGCCTTCCAGCAAACCACTTCTAAGCTCCGCTCGTATGTAGAGATCGAGCGCCAGTCTTCGGAGTTCGACTATTACGATCGCATCGGCATTGCCGACGATCTCAACTTGGTGACGAACCGCTATGGGGATAACCCCATGAGCGAGATGACGCATGAGCGTCGTCGGATCGGCCTGGCGGACTACGACCAGGGTAAGGCAATCGATGAGAAGGACCTCATCCGCGTCGCGACTGACCCGACCCATGCATACATGCAGGGCCTGGTTGCCTCGGCGAACCGCAAGGTGGATGACCTCATCATCACCGGCCTCACTGCCCCGGTTTACACCGGTAAGGCCGGCGCAACGACGGTAAACTTTGTCTCCACCACGGCGGACAAGGTGACGGTAGGTGCGGTATCCGATGTGCAGACGCGCATTGTTGCCGGTACTTACCTTGCTCGTGAAGCGGCCACGGAGGGTATCGATGTTTCTGCAACGTACACGGGCACAGCCGGAGCTTCGACGGGCCTTACGCTCGTGAAGCTCAAGGCAGTCCGGACCACGATGTTGAAGCTCGATGCCATCGACCAGGAGGAAGTTCTCAACTGCTTCATCTCCGCCGAACAGTTCGAGGATCTACTGGGCATCAATGAGGTCATTAACTCCGACTATGCGGTTCGCAAGAGCCTCTCAGAAGGAAACGTGACGACCTTCATGGGTTTCCGGTTCATCCACTGCGAGCGGCTCCCGCTCTCGGGCGGCATCCGCAGTTGCTTCGTGTTCAAGCCTCGCGCGATCAAACTCGCGATTGGCCAGGACATCGTGGGTGACATCTGGCGTCTGCCTGCGAAGAAAAACATCCCGTACATCTATACGAAGCTCGGGATGGGCACTTCTCGCATGTGGGGTGAAAACCTCGCCCGCGTCCGTTGCGCTGAATAATCGACGGCAACCTCCAAATAAAGGACAACTACAATGCCTACTGCATATTCAGATCAACGTACCAATGAGGTCGCTCTCGCGGGCGGCACAGGGTACTCGCTCAACAATGGGCTCAACACGGATGGTGCACGTATCCACGTCAAAACGGCTACCTACACCTCCACGGCGCTCGCCGCCGCATCGACGATCGAAATGCTCAAGATTCCGAAAGGTGCCCGCCTCCTGCGCGGTAGCCTTATCACGGGAGCCTTGGGCGCTTCGGTAACACTGTCCGTCGGAACGGACGTGGCTCTCGGCAATGAAGCTGGTGTGGCACTTACGGCCGCAGGCGCTGCGAATCTTCTCGCTGCGACTTCGACCGCCGCTGCCAGTAACACGGCGTTTGCTGCGACCCGTCTCCTCGGCGCGGCCGGTGTCACCTCGGCGGAAACCACGGTTACCTTGACCACGGCCGGCGCATCACTGACCGCGGGTATTGAGATCATCGTGATCGTTGAGTACA